TTTTGTTCTCGAGTGTCGCTATGAGCGGTGATTGTGCTGGTCTGGTTTCCGTGTTTGGTAGTGTCCATTGTCAATCGTCTAAGAATAAGGCCGGAGGAGATTTACAGGCTACATCCATTTTGACTACTTACTGGCCCCATCTTGCCATTGGTGGTGGCATTATTCTGGTTATCTTTTTGCTTGGGTTGTTTTACTGCTGCTATCTTAAGTGGAAGACGTCCCATATCAGGCGTACTTATCATAAAGAGCTGGTTGCGTTAACCCGCGGATATGTCAGGCCGATCTCGGCGGACGTTACCAGTGTCTGACTGCTCTTTTTATGGACCTTGGATTATTTCTGGGACTTATCCGGTCGTGAGTCTTATTTGCTTTCGAGAGATCACGTATTATATCAACGTCGACATTCCACTTGACCACCCTCAGCGCGTTGTTCTGCCGCATCTTGTAGCTGATCCAGTAGTGTGGCACGTGCAGCTGATCAATCGGCGCGCAGCTGATAGTTTTAAACCTTACTTTTGTGAGCTTGATTGTGTTCTCATTCGAGTGACTCCTTTAACGAGTCATAACGGATCTCATGTCGTCATTCACTACTCACCATTCGCTCAATCCCCAGCAGCGAAGAGAAGTTATCGCTTTGATCATGACGATGACCCAGAGCATAAGCGCTTCGCGATCAGATCTGTCTGCTATTCGCAGTGAGTTGACATCCTTACGTTCAAAAGTCGATGATCTGTCTTCCCAATTTGCATCAACGTCTTCAGCCCTTGCACAGTTATCCACGCAATGTAATGCCTTTTCCGTTGAAATAGCCTCCCATTCAAATGCGATTACTACGCTGGTCTCGACTGTCACCTCTCATTCCGATAAAATGTCTGAGTTCACTACATCACTTACTGATGCATCCACAAAATTGAGCGTCGTATCCGATTCGGTCAATCAACTGTCTCTCAACTATAAGACCCTAGAGACTGATGTCCTCAATGCTAAAACGAGTTTGTCGGCACTGGCTGCTCAGGTTAATTCATTGGAGTCTAGATTGAATGACACCACGCAGACTGTTCCCAAGCAAGTGCTGTCTCCTTTGGCGATCAATGAGGGCGCGCTAACGCTAAACATGAATCCTCGTTTTTGTAGTGATAACGCGGGGTTGGCATCTTATTCATCTCAGACCCTACTTCAAACATTCACGGCGAATCTCTCTTCCAGTATACCTAATACTAACTTAGCTGCCACGATCATTGTTCACTCGCATGGGAGTGTGTCTACGTTTAACTTGACAAGCAAACACGCCTTTTCACCCAGTACTGAGAAAACTCAATTGACTCTTGACATCAGGCATTTCCAGCCATCGCCAACTGATTGGTCTGTGTTGCTGGCTCAACCGGCGTTCCAGGCTAGTGATTTTCTCGGTTACGCTTGGGCTAGTATTGCTGGTATTTGGTCGCCCATCACCTTAGTTGGTCGCGTTAGCTCCAATCCTAAATTGATCACTCTTCAACTCGGCACGAACCCAATGGATCGCATTACAGGTCTGGTGCTCACCTTCTCTATCGACACGTAGGGGGTGGCTCCCGCCGTCGAGGACAGCTATTCATC